ATATCATGTTTATTGTTATTGATATTACAACTCTTACTGATGTTGATATTAGTATGTGTATTGACTTTTACTATGGTCTTGGAAAATTGTTAAATGTCAAAATGGTATTATTGTTATCTAAATTGGATACTGTAAAAGATACTGCACATATTGCAACTCATATGTATTCTGATTTACCATGTATAGGTATTTCTAGTGTGACTGGTAAAGGATTTGACAAGATTATTGACATTTTTAATCAATATGAATTGATTCCACACACACCCGATGATACAGATCAATTATTTACAGTTATCGAACCATACTTTATTTTTGATACTGGTGTTGTATTGTCTGGCAGTGTTGAAAAGGGCACATTTAATATTGGTGATAAGGTGTTTATTACAGATGGTACACATTGCACTGAATCATATATCAAATCAATACACAAAAAACAAATAGATAGTGCAAGTCTTTATGAAGGTGAAACTGGATGTTTACATGTATCATATAGTGGTAAATATGATAGTATAGATAAGCATATGATTGTTACTAATAGAAAATATCCATTGTGGTCAAAAATAACCATTCTAATCAAAGATACTTTTTCATTGTTACCAAGCATCAAACAAAAATGCGTGCTCTATATTGGCAATATGATGGCAGTTGTTAAAATTATATCAGTAACACTGCAAGATGATTTATCAATCAGCTTAATTTTACAAGTTACATCAAATCCTATTTTGTGTCCTATACTTGAATACAAAAGTAAAACAGTGGGGATACTTAAAATGGATTCAGATGAAGTCTATGTTGGTGAAATAATAAATTAATTTTTTTATGGTGCTAATCTGTGTGGATCTCTGGGAAATAATGATGTGACTCTTACATTTTCTAAATTAAAGTAAAGCATCAATATTCTTTCCAAACCAAACCCTCCACCTCCATGTGGTCTTGATCCATATTTGAATGAATTCAAATAATCCTCAAATGGTGCCAATGTTGCACCTGTACTCAATATTCTTGTCTTTAATTCCTCATAATCATGCACTCTTTGTGATCCAGAACAAATTTCTCTTCCTCTCATAATAATATCATATGAATTTGTATAATTATGGTCCTCTGATGATAACATTGTGTAAAATGGTCTAACTGTTGTCGGATAATGTGTCAAAACAAATAATTCTGATCCATATTTATCAAAAACTAATTTACCCAATTGTTTTTCATTTTCTGTCGTTAAGTCATCAAAAAGATCCTGAGAATATCCAGCTTCAACCAACATTGCCACACCTTCCACAAAATTAATCATCAGGGGCACTTCTGGATATATTAAAGGTGATGTTGTATGAATAGATCTTAAATATTCACATTCTGTTTTGTAAGTTGTTTCTAGATCACTAAATATTGATCTCAAACAATTCCATAATTGTCTAATCGGTTCAGTAAAATCATATGGCATACTTAATCTCATTTCCAAATCCAAACCTGTAAATTCACATAAATGTGAATGAGATACTGAATTTTCTGCTCTAAATACTGGACCTATCTCAAATACTCCACCATGATCGGCATTTATCATCATTTGTTTATAAAGTTGGGGGGACTGTGCTAAGTATGCTTTCTTTTCAAAATATTTCACCTCAAATACAGCAGATCCAGTTTCTGATGATGTTCCCAATAATTTAGGTGAATGTATTTCTGTGAATCCTCTACCCAACATATATGTCCTAAATGCATTTACTATTCCACTTTGTAATCTAAAAATACAATAATTTAATGGTGTTCTTAGATCAAAATATCTGTTATCCAATCTAGTAGGCAATAATACTTTCGATCTATCTGTTTCTTCTGTGTAAACTGTATTGGCATCATCTAATTCAAATGGTAAATGATCAACCGGTATACTAATTACTTCAAAACTATCGATAGTAAACTCAAAATTTTTATAGGAACATGACTCAACTTTTTGTACTTCTGCTGGCAATACGGTTAGTTTACCTGTCAAATGTATGTATGATTCTGGTTTGAGTGCTAAAAGTGATGCAAATTGTGACCCTAAACTTTTTTTAAATCCAATGCATTGTAATGTGTGTAACCTATCTCTTAAAATTAAAAAACATAGTGGTCCACCCTTACGAATTGTATGTATTCTACCAGAAATAGTCAACGGTATATTTACATATTTATCACTTAGTTTGTCTAACTCGGCATATTGACATAGTGATAATGTTTGAAGCATTTTTGATACTTATTATTAGTAAAAAATGAATGAGGATCAAGGAATATCAATTTTTATTTATTTTAGTCAAATAAATAAAAATTGATATAGCAACTGCATATGATCTAAACATTTATCATCTATACTAAATTATTATGTTTGAGCTTCATTTTGAAAATCCAAATGCTGTTTTGGTCGGAAAAGAAAGAAAGAGCAAATTATTGGCACAAAACTCTTCACTCTATGCAGAGGCATCTAGACAGAGACAAGTTCTAGAATCAACATTTGGATCACTGGTTGATGCAAAAAGAATGGATTTTCATGTTGAACTAATAAAAGATAATCCAACTGATGATTTACTGGTTGAGAGAGCACAATTGGTTGAAGGCACGTCAATAAATACAACAGTTTACAATAAAACTGGCAAAAGTATTGGGTTTATTGGACCCTATGTGTCTGGATATGGCCAAACACATATCACATTGGGTTATTTCCCAGCAGGTTTGCCAGTTGCAACATATGAGACACTATTGCACTGATTGTTTTGCATCAGCCAGGATCTTAGTGAATCGGTCAATATTTAAATCATTCAATCCGGCCAGACTTATTCTGCCATTGTCCAAAAAATAAATACCTTTTGATCTCATGAACATATTTTCTTTAGATGTTATTTTTTCCCCTGAATACCAGAACATTCCCACTTGTTCTGTTATTGACGAAAAATCTTTATTTATTTCATTTTCCAGTCTCTCTCTCAGATTACGTCTAATATATTTATAATGGTCAACAATACTAGTTAATTCATGTTGCCACATTGTGTTTAATTTTGGATCACTCAAAATAGTAGTAATAATATTAGATCCCTCTGCTGGTGGACTGGAATAACTTGTTCTGATAATGTATCTTAATATACTTTTCATATTTTCATTTTCTTCTGGTGAATATCCTCTGAAAAACAAATTCCCACATCTTGCAGAATATAATCCAAAATTTTTAGCATATGAGGTTGCTATTAAGCATGGTAATTTTGAATCATTAAGTTTTCTGACCAATGCCAAATCTTTGTAAAATGTTCCACTAGCAAAACCCAAATAGGCCATGTCTACAAGTGGAAATAAATTCTTGCTTTGACATATTTTAACTATTTTTGCATACTGATATTCCTCCAAATCATAACCAGTCGGATTGTGTGCACATGCATGTAATACAATAATACTGTCATTTGGTATCCTATCAATATTTTCAATCAATGTGTCAGTATCAAATCTACCGTTGGTTAAATAATCATATATGTCAACATGCAAACCAGATGTTTCAAAAATATTGTGGTGATTATCCCATGTTGGATTTGGAACATATATTACAGGCTTTGTACCAATTGTATGTCCAAAAAAAGTTTGTTTTAAAAAATCAGCTGCTAATTTAAGTGCACCTGTTCCTGATAATGACTGCACATTGTCAAAACCATCTTGTGTATTCAAACCATATAATATTCTTGACTGATCCAAAAATTTTGGGTTTCCTGTGATTTGTTCATATTCATGTGTTTGTACAGTTGACTGTAGTATTCTTTTAGCCTCCTTAACAGATTCAAACACATATGGTTTTCCACTTCTGTCCCTATATGCCCCTATAATTAAATTCATTAATGCATCACTTTTATTTTGAGCCAAAAATTGTTTTTGTAATGCCATAACACTATCTAATTTTTCTGGGACTTGTTTTAGCAATCTAGTGGCCATAATACGATACTATTCAAACACTATAAATGATTGAATAGTATAGAACAAAAATATCAAATTTTATTGTGGTGTAATAATAAAAAAATACTAAGCTGATACACCCACATATAAAACAGGATCACTTGTATGATATGCATTGAGTGATTCTTGTAATTTATTCAAATTTTGACCTAACATGCCATGCATCAACATAATATGTGTTTTTAATGGTGACACCAATTGATTCCTTGAATCTAATGTTTTGAATTTGCTGTTTAGTGTGAATATTTCTTGGTGATATGTCACAATGGTGTTTAAAAGTATGCACACTCTTTCAATATTATTTTGAGATGTAGATAATAATGCTTGAGTTGATGCATTTTCCTGTTCAAGCAATCTCAGCACAATACTATTGAAAAATTTATTATCTTTTCCAATTACTTTATGCAGATCATCCAATGATGTTAAAACAGTGTTCAATTCATCATCAAATAAATCTTTTTGTTCATCTTGTGTCAAAACTATTTTGAGAGGCTGTTGTGTTAAATATTTTGTTATTATAGCTGAAACATCATTAAATAATTGTTTGTCTTTAATAAGTTGCTTGTTGTCATCTGCACATTTCCTAACATGTGTTGTCAACTTAGCCAATCCATTGCATATAATGTCTTTCTCTTTGTAATTCTTTATCATTTCTGGAATTTTTGTTGTTAATGTATGCATCACATGATTTAACAAATGTTCATATCCTTTGTAATAGTTATTACATTCAACACTGCTGCGATGACATATGAATTTATCACTGTTTGTCTTACTTGACATGAAAATAGTTTTTAATATCATATTCATACACTCAGTAACAATTTTATTTGGTACTATACTTCTTGAATACAGCAACCCCATAAATGTCATAAATCCTTTATAATTATCAGAATTGTAAGTATTGTGTTCATCCATTGTTTTGTTTATGTCCATGAAATCAATAAAAAATCTTTGGCAAACAGCTAACATTTCATTGTGAAAACTGACATCAACATCGTGAATTCTAACAATGAATGATGAAAATTGTTTTGCAATATCGGCACATACTTCTGGAACATATTTATGTTTTGATTCCTCCTGCAAATTAAAACCTTTATAAGATATTGGACAACTGAGTGAACACCTTAATAACTCTGTTGCTAAGAAATGAATATTTGATTTGGATGAATAGTCCAAATTCTTTAATTTTTGGAGATAGTCATGATAATTGTTTTGATTGACTGCATTAATATAAAACTTAACCATATTTCTAAAAATAATATCATTTGGATTATCACCTTTTGTAATGCTGTTTATTATTTCTATTAATTGTTCCTCATACGACTTTATTTGAGGAAGTGTGTTTGCACACTCAGGAACACAATAAGGTGCAAGATGCGCAGGCAACACATTATTGATTTCCTGATATTTCATTATTTCTTCATATTTATAACTATTGCGTTCTACCTTTTGGGACATGGATAGTAATTTTAATGTAATGTTATTTTAAGTGATTTCCAGATAGAATAATTAGTTTTCAATTTTATGCCATCATTACAACCCCAAAATCATTGGGTGCACATTTATAATTATTGATTTTAATATCTGTCCACTCAAGTTCATCTAATGTTTTGATTTTTTTTACAAATTCAATTGTTGGAAATTCAAAGGGTATTCTAGTTATTTGTTTTTTGGCGGCATCAATAGAATTGGCATACAGGTGAATATCACCGAACGACATTAATAATTTATGTGGTGCCAGTTTTGGGCCAGTGTACAAAGGTGAATTATTTACCAATTCAATTACTATTAACAGCATCAATGCATATGATGTAATATTCCATGGAACCCCAAGAAACCAATCAGCTGATCGTTGGTACATGTGACAACTTAATTTGTTGTCATCCTCAATTCCAAATTGAATAACTATACCATGACATGGCGGTAACGGTCCCTTATTAACTTGTGCTGGATTATATGTTGTCATTAAAATTCTTCTTGAAAACCTATTTGTAATCAGATCATTGATAACTTTATCGAACTGATCAACTCCTTTCCCCCTATAATCACAATGCATACCTTCATATTCTGCGCCATAATGTCTAAATTGAAATGAATATGCAGTACCAATATCGCCGGGTTCATATTTTGTTAAACCGACTGAATCTAAAAATTCCCTCGTTGTATTTGCTGTCCATATTCCGACACCCTTTTCCTTCAAATGATTTGTATTTGTATCTCCTGTAATGAAAAACATAAGTTCCTCAAAAACACCTCGTAAAAATATTCTCTTAGTTGTTAACACAGGCAATTTACCATTCGACATGTCAAATTCCATATGACTTCCATCAAATAATGATATCGTATCACCATTTCTAGCATTTTTTTGTGTACCAGTAGCCAATATTTTTTCCATAATTTTTAAATATTGTTCTTCATCATGTGACTTTTTTTCATATTGATAGAATTTTATTTCAATGTCATGCTCTGTGCATGTTATTTCACTAATTTGTTTGAATGCATGTGGATCAAATGACACTTTTATGTTGCAGCTATAATCATAATCAATTGTAGTAAGATATACTTTGTTAAGACAATAATGATTGAATGTTGACTCATATAATTTTGCTCCACCTATAACAAATATTTTATCAATTAGATCATCAGCTGATAAAGTTTCCAGTGCACTATCAAATGACTTAAATGTATTTACACCCTCAATAATTCTTGAAGTTATAACAACATTGTATCTATTCGGCAATAATTTTCCAATTGATATCCATGTGTTAAATCCCATTACTATTGCATTTTGCCTATCCGGTTTTTCTGTATGTGTTGTTATGGTTTTAAAATATGTCATGTCTTTTGGTGATTTCCACGGAACATAATATGAATCAGTAACTGCATCATGGCAGCCAATTCCATTTGATTTGTCTGTTGCAAGTATGATGTCGAATTTTTTGAGCATTTTGGATGTTGTAATTAGTTGTATTATCGTTAAGTGGTATTTTGATTCAATTTTTTATTTGGTGGCTCGTCAGAGACAACAAATAAAAAATTGCTGACGATAGCAAAGCTTGAGGATGTCAATTTTTTATTTGGTGGCTCGTCAGAGACAACAAATAAAAAATTGCTGACGATAGCAAAGCTTGAGGATGCCAATTTTTTATTTGGTGGCTCGTCAGAGACAACAAATAAAAAATTGCTGATGTGTAAATGCATATGGTGACAGGCAATACAGGCAGGATAAAAGAATTGCGGAGTGTGTCTGCACTGTTAGACACCACTTCTCGGGGCATCGTCCCAGTGACCTGCCGCAGTGTCAGTTGCAGCGGGATTTGTACTGATGAATGACCCCGCAAACTCACGTGCAAACTCCTCGGTGTCGCTACCTGAGTCGTCCTCGGTGTCTGAGTAGTCGGTGGCATCCGGAAGTGGTGACTCCCCACGCCACAGGTCCTGGCTGATTGTGGTGTTAATCAGGTCCGGGTACCAGTGGTGCACCGCATACTCGTACGTGAGCCACTCGCGCGTTGCTGGACTCTGTGACCGATTGATGGGAGCATTCCGCACCACAACAGCCAATGTCGCGGCATAGTCCATCTCCTCTGCTGCATATAATGGTCCCATCGCGTGACACGTACACACGATGTTGTACAGGCAGTACGCCACGTTAAGTGCAGATGGTGTTCCGCGCGGGTAGATGATCTTGAGCTGCTGTGTGTAGAGTGCGAGAGCATCGTGGAACTGCTCTCCACACATGTGTGCATATGCTACGATGCCAAGGTAGTGGGCCCACAGGTGAATGTTGGAGACTACGTGTTGTGTACGCAGAACGACTGCTGCTGAACGCAGTGCAGATGGAATGTCACCCCGAGCCAATTGCACGCTGATCAGCAGTGTCAGTGTGTCTGTAGTGAGTGCGTTGTCAGCCCCACCATGCAGCTGTCCGAGCAAGCGCAGTGCAATGCAGGCAATCTGAAGTGCCTGGTCATACTTCATCGCGTAGTAACACTCACGAACAAAATCCACGGCCGCACTGGCCGCATCGTCGAGTGCATCCCGTGCAGCCAAGATGTGGTCAGCCTGTACCCTGGGATCAGGATGAGAGACCTCCACAGTGCGGTTGGCGCGGTCCAGATCCTCCATCCTCTGTTGCATGAGCTGGTACGCACGTTGCGCAGGAGAGATCTCGGTGCGGGGTGTTGTGATGGGCTGGGGGTCGTCGGAGCTGGTGATGTTGACAAATGCCTGAAAGTTGTTGTCAGGCAACGGCTGGTCAAGCAAGTGTGGGTGGTGTGTTGTGGACTCCATGATCACTGAGGGGTGCAGGGAGTAAAAGGGTAACTTGGTTCTTCCTAATGGATGAACGCGGAAACCGGCTAATATAATGTACTTCATGATGAGATAAATAGACTATTATATTTTTCATTTTTTTAATTATTGCAATATGAATTGATTGCATTCATTGCTTGTTCCTATAAATAAAAAGTGATATTGCTATAGCATATGTGTCTTGGCAGTCATTCGCCGAGCAATCTCCTTCGGCTTGAAGCATCGTGGATTGCTCTTGGGATGTGTTTTGAGCATTTGGCGATCACGTGGAATTGCATCTGAGGATGGAATTGATTGTGGTACATATGTCCGTGGTGCTGCACCAATTGCTTGATGCTCTTGAACAGTCACTGACTTGCTTCCTCGAACCCGAAAACTGGTATGTGACTTGGTGTGCTTTGATCCTTTGGGAAGTCGCTCTTGTCGGTGATCCATGAGATCATCATAATCTGCATAGTCATAGTCACAAACGACATCATAACCAATCTCATTGTCCTCCCAAGCAATCCGCTCTGCAATGTTACTCATGATCTGATCCATATCAACCACATAGACAAGATGAGCAGTTCCAACCATGAACCCCAACCTAATGAATCCATCAGGCAAATCATGCCCCAAAACCATATGCATAAATAGTGGTACAATCCAATAGGTTCCAGCGATATCCTCATTAGACACAGTTGTAAGAATTTGTCTCCTGACAAATGTCTTGATAATATCCTCCACATCATGACGGTCAGAAGTGATCTGTTGAAGATCATTTGAAATTTGTTGAAGCATGTGTCGTGACACTGCGGTATCATCTAGTGCATGTGCAAGTTTTGCATCGTGCAACTCGCGACTTAGATGTTGTTCTAACACATATGGACCATAGGTACGCAAAAGACGTGTTCGCATACCTCTGATTGAACTACGTACCTCACGATAATATGACTCTAGGTGCAACCCCATTGACCTCTGCAAAAAATTGAACTTCTCAAGTTCACGCCGTTTTGCCAGTGTCTCGGCAAAGGGTACCGGTTGATACATGCGATCGTACACAAAAATAGTGTCGTAAAGATATGTATTCAAACGAATCACAGTACACCTGTAGTTATCAGAGGTGCGAATGTGCACAGTAAAATCTGGCCCCGGAAAATCAATGATTGTTGCATCAATCTCAACTGCTTTTGCGAGCCACTCTGTGCTGAGACTGTTGTCGTTCTCGGGATCATCAGTTTGTCCAATGACTGTGACAGTACTCCACCTGAGGTCACACCATGGGACAATTTTACTGCACAACTTGGGCATTTCGATAGGCAAACTATCTGATCTTGTTTTGATCATGATCTTTGGAAGATAACTTGTTTTTGCCATGGTGGCAGATACCGTCAAGAAGTCGCAGAGCGACTGAGAACATGAATCATCCGTAGATGCGTTCATGTTAACCTATATTATAAATGACGCAATACAGATGATACAGTTATAATGAATATTCAATTTTTTTATCAATCAAACAGTTGATATGATGTCCACATTTTTAAGCGACAAATCAATTGGTAAGATGTCATAATAAAATGAAAAGATATACCAGATACTAGATCGAAATCTACTGTGTGGTGCAACCTGGACCACACAATTCAGTGGGTATGTAATTGTAGTCGGGGTATACTACCCATATGAAAGATTGATCGTCCTGGGTGTGGTCACTATCGCTATCGTAGGGTGGATTCTCGCTATAATCACCAACGCAATCACCATGCCACGATGTGTTTCCACACACAGCACACCCCTCAATACCAACAACCAAACCATCATCATGGGTCTTGGGTAGACCGCGCACAATCTCGCATGGCTTGGCGCATCGAGGATTGCTCTTCCGATGCGCTTTGATCATTGCACGATCACGAGGGATAACATCGATGTCCTTGAGGCTCGGTGTGCAAATGGGTGGATCTACCTTGGATGGCAACTTTCCCACCGTGGCCTGACGTTTCTGGATCGCAATCGATGTGCCCCCGCGA